AAAGGTACGCTACTGACCCACATTTAACGTTTCCCAACGCATATTTAACATTGCTAAACACTTTGTGGCACGCTTTTTGCTATGGGTCGCCCTTACCGTTTTTTAACACATTGCGCCCGACTTTGGCACGGTTTTTGTTATGCGTGTGCGCCCGTGAAATTGTTTCACGTGGAACACTGCCACACCGATGCACAAAATAAAATGTTTCACGTGGAACACAACTGTTAAACAAAGTTAAAGAATAATTTAACACAAAATAACACGCCAACCGCTTGCAGGTAAAATAATATGCTTAACTTTGCAGCGTGTTAAACAATTAAATACTTTATCAAAATGAAACAACAGATTTAATTTATCAAAATCAGAAAGTGTTAAACGCATTGCAAGAAATGTTATTGCAAAGTAAGAAACACATTGACTTTTTGGCTGCAAATGCGCCCGAAATCCGTGCAAGTTTGGAAAGCATCGCCGAAAGCCTGCAAACGGGTGTCGATATTTTAGAAAATCAAATCGTGTTTAACCGTGATACACGCATCAAGTTTGCGAAAGAGTGCGCCTGCAAAAATCAAGCATACGACTTTATCGCAACTGAAAAAATTATCGGGCGTTTCAAAACCTTTTGCGAATGTTACCCGACAAACTTGTATATCGGTTTAACGGGCGTGGATATAATGAAAGACAAATAACAATCAGCAAGCGAAAAGAAAAGGCGGTAACAATCAAGTTGCCGCCTTTCTTTTTGTCCTGCCTTGCAGTTACTCAATATAAACGCCGTCAGACAAAGCCGTGTATATCATTTCTTGTTCCTCTGTCAGCATTTCGGCGGTGTGTATGGGTGTAACATCATCGAACACGTTAAACCCTCTGAAATCGCCTAAAATGCCCGTTTGTCGGTCGTTGTTTCGCCCGTTGCTTGCGCTCTCGTACCACTTGCAGTAAATGTAAGGTTCTAAACCGTAATATAACATTTCGTTCCAATCATCGCCGCCCACGGTTTTAACTTGGGTACTTGGTGAAAGGTATATTATTTCGCTGCTTGGTTCGGTTTCCTCAACTTGAAATACAACGCCATTGCAGGACAAAAGCGCAACCCCGTTGCCCGTTACCACGTTTATAACGTACTGCAAACCTATCGTTTTGCCTGCATAATCGGTATTGAGTGTTACAAACCCTGCAAACGGCAAAAAGATTTGTATTTCGCTTTCGTAGTCGGTGTTGTCCTCATTGTGCGCTGGTACTACCGCCGTGCCAAAATCAAGCGTTATTTTGTCCTGTGCTGGCTGGTGGCAAGATACGCCCGTATTGTAGTTGCCGCATCGTATTACATCGGTACTGCTTGCCCCTATGTTGGTGTAAACACGGCGTATTTTGTTCACGTATGCGCCCAAATCTATGTTTTCGTATATGGGTGCGCCCGTGCTTGGGTCTGTTCCCGTTTCCTTGAAAAATCGTTTGCCGCTAAACTCTGCCAACTCATCAAGCGTTACCAAATACACGTTTATTGCGCCGTACTGCTCGCCCACAACGGTAACGGGGTACGCACTGCCAATAACTGCAAAATCGCTCCAATTAGTGTTTACTTGTATACTTCCCGTTGCCGTCTTTTTATCGCTTGAAATTGTAAGGGCTTGCGTTTGAGGGTAGCCGCTTGCGTTCTCGTAGTAGAATTGCGGTGTACTTTGTTCGGTGTCAAATTCTGTACCATTGTTTGCCGTTAATGTAACATTTACCGTTTCCCCGTCTTTCACATATTGCGGCAAGTCCTCGTTAGCGGTGCAATTTGATAGGTTTGTAGAAATTTCTACCACATCATCGTAACTGCCCGTAAGCGTTACGGGCTTTGTCGGGTCTATGTCGGTAACGGTTAGCGTTGCTTGTTGGCTGTATTCCAAATCCTGCACCACAAACGGCGTTTTGGTCGCTGTTCCTGCCTTGTTCGTGTAACTCGCTTTGAGGTCAAAGAAACGCACTTTGTTCGGGCTGTATTGCCCCGTAACGGTGAAAGTTGCCGTTTCCCCGTCAAACGTATGTTGTTCGGTTACGCCGCTGCCCGTTATGTTGTTCGTAACATTAAGTTCGGGTGTTCCCTCGCTGGCTGTCGTACCCGTAAGCGTGAAACTCTCGCCCGTGTCGGCATCGTCATACTCCCAACTTGCCGTTTTACCGTCTGGCGAAATTGTCAAGTCCTGCGTATCGGGGAAGCCGTAACTGTTCGTAAACTCCACTTGCGCCGCCGTTATCTTGTAACCCTCGTTTGCCGTTACTTGTATGCTCGCATCATAATAACCGCTGCCTTTTGTTCCCGTTGCGGTCGTGTTCGGTATGTTGTTTATAACTTCCAAATCGTTTTCGCTTCGGGTGTTTCCCGTGATAGTTATTTCCGTGTCTGCATCGGTGTCGGACAACTCACCAAATGCCCAAACCTTTGCGCCGTTCATATCCAAAACAACGCTTTTCGGGTATCCGCTTGTATTGGTATAAACCGCCTTAACATCGCCTACAAACAAATAACCGTCATTCGTTCTTACGTTTATATCCCAATAACCGCCGCTTGCGTTCCACTGGCTGTTATCATCGTGTGCGTTGGGTATATTTACAATTACTGACATACTCTTTTAATTTTCGGTTGTTCCTTTCAAAGTTACCATAATAATACCGCCCGTTTCATTGAGTAACCCCGTTTCAGAAAACGGCACTTTCTCAAAATTCGGGGTTCGGTTGTAAACCGTTTCACGGCTGGAAATATACGGGTCGGGGTTGTCGCTTTCAGATACACGCCCCGTTGCTGCCAAAATTTCGCTTTCGTAGGTTTTAAGCACATCCACACGCAACGTAAGTTCGTAGGCGTTGTTTCCCTCAAAACTTACCCTATCCACGAAATAATAACGCCCCAAATCGGGAATATAACAATAATTGAAAGTCGGTCGGGGCTGCTTTCGTAGTGTTACGGTCGGGCGCAACACATCGAAAGTTTGCCGCAAATCGCCCTCAATCGCCGTAAACGTGCCTAACTGCTTGTTTACCGTGTTCGGGTGTCCGTTGTATGAATAAAAGTTTATCGTTGTCATATCGGAAAGAAAAAAGGCGGTGCGGTGCGCTTTCACCTGCACCCACACCGCCCAAAGTTAAACAATCTAATACCTATTGAGTTACTCAATAAAGAATACTACAAAGTTTTCGTTTGTATCGTTGAAATACCCTGCATCAAACTTGTAATAGTTGTTGAAAAACTCTGCCTTTGCGTTGTAGTTGGTTGTTACCCGTCTGTCAAGATTGCAAACGCCCAACGCATCACGGTCGAACATTACGCCCAACACGCCCGTAATTTCAACATCTTTGCCGCCGCTTTCCTTAACCTTAATGTGTCCCGTGCTGGCGAAATCGTAGTTCTTTCCGCTGCCCTGCCAAAAAGGTACGGTTTCGGCTTGCGGCAAAAGCACATCGCCACGGTTGAACGTGTCGGAATAAAGATAGGTTTGCGCTGCCTTTGCAAAGTCGGACAAAAGTACAACGTGCAACATATCTTTCGGCGTAAAGCGTTCCTTTTTGCCCACATTGAACACGGTCGAAATGCTTTGCAGACGGTCGGCATACGTACCCATAACGTAAGACGCAAAGCGTATAAAGTCGGGGTCGGTGATTGCCTTTGCCGCTGTCAGTGCGTCAGGGTTCGGGGTCGGCTCGCCACCGCCTTGCGCTGGTGTTGCGGGGAAATACTTGTCGTTGTACAACTTCAAAAGGTTTACACAACGTGCCGTGCTTGCGCTGGAAAGGTCTGCCCTTGCCATATCACCTGCCGCCGTTGCTCCAAACGCTTGCGCATCAGCTAACACCGTTTCCGCAATCATATTGTTAATAGTACGCATAATCAAAGCGTCTGCCTTGATAGTCATTGACTTTTCAACGGCTGCATAAATCATCGAAATAAAGCCGTTAAGTTGTGCGGCGTTGCTGAAACTTTCCTTAACCTGCCTTTCGGTGATTGATACGGGCACTTCAAACGTAACCTTTGAGTTGAAAAACTTTGCGGTAACGGTCGGTTTGTGGAACACATCCTGCCTGTATTCTGTTCCGTCCTTCAAATCCCACGTGTCATTTTCTTCTGCCGCTGGTACGTCTGCCGAAATTTTCTCCAATACGCTGCCAAACTCCCACGCATCCATTAAAACGGACGGCACTTTGCCCGCATAAGGTCGGTTTACGAAAATCACTTTGCCGATATGGTTTACAAGTGATTTAACGTAGTTGTCAACTGCATTTTGGTTAAACACTTCCGTGCCTAAATCCACAATACCCGTCAAATCGTCCTGCACAATGTCAGTCTTTCCCAGCACTTCACCCGATACGCTGTTAATAATCGTGTAAATCTGTTTTACTTCCATATTGCTAAAAATTAAAAATTAGTTATTCGTAAATACTCGTTGTTATCTCGCTTACAAGTGCAAAGATAATGTTTTTTCTCCAATTATCACGCCTTAACTGCAATTCTTTTTCAATTTCGGTTGAAATTGATTTGCTTGCGCCCGTTCCTTTGCTCGTTTCGGTCGTTTTGCGGCTCTCTGTGCGGTTTCTTTCATCGGCTGCGGTCTTTCGGTCGCTGTCTGAAAAATCGGTGTCATTAAACGCCTTGTTTGCGCCCGTTTCGGTGTTGTCGGTGCTTTCCTGCAAAGTTACGGTTTCCGTCCGTTCAACTTGCCCCGTTACGGGTGTCAGTACATCGTAATCGGCAAGCATCGCCGCCGCCTCACGTTCCCAGCCTTGCACGTTTACCGCAATCACCGCCGAAACAACATCGCTTGCGTTGTCGCTGGTTATGCTGCTTACAACGGTCTTGCCGCCGTACATCAGTAAGGCGTAAGCATCTAACTTGGTCGGGTCGGTATCGCCGAAAATTGCGGCGTACTCTGTCGGGTATTCAGTCTTGAAAACCGTTGCGAATATCCCGTTACCCTTTGTAAATAGTTCGCTGTATTTCATTTCTCATCGTCTTTTGTTTCTGTTTCCTCTGTTTCCTCTGTTTCCTCTGTTTCCGTGTCGTTTCCGTCCGTTTCCGTTTCCGTTTCTTTCGTTTCTTCTGTTTCCTCTGTTTCCGTGTCGTTTCCGTCTGTTTCGGTGTCGTTTCCGTCTGTTTCGGTTGTTTCTTGGGTTTCCTCTGTCGGGTCGGGGTTTTCCTTTGCCGTTTCCAAATCAGCCGCCAAAGCGTTGTAATTATCCCTTTCCAAACCCCAACTGCTTGCAAGACGTACCGAAATATCCGTCCCAAACATCGCATTAATTTTCTCAACTGCATTTTGTCTTTCTTTTAGCATATTATCCACATACGGCAAAAGTACGTCCACATTCATAGATACCTCTCCCAAATTGAGCCGTTCACGCTTCATATTATAATTTGCGTTTAACCCCAATTCGTTGTACATACTCGCTTTGTAGTATTGTATCAGTTCAATCAGTTGTGTAATGTACACGCTGTTTGTGGTCGGGGCTGTCTGCATATTTACGCCTTTGAAAAAAGCGTTTTCCCCGATAATTGAAAACTCGCCGTCTTGTATCTTGCGCAAAAACTCATCGGCACTTTGTTTCGTCTTGTCATCGCTGGCACTTATCAGCATCGTAATACGGGTTAAAATGCTGGCGGTGTTCAACGAAATAAGCCCGTCAGTATGCAGGACGGCATAACGCCCGATAAGCGGCAAAAGGCTTTCGCCGTTGCTGTCATTCTCAATCAAAACCCCGTCTTTCTGTATATCGTAGGTTTTGTTTAGCTTTAATGCAGGGTTCGCCACGGTGTAAAGCGTTGCCCGTCCGTAAACATCGGGTTCGCCGCCTTTGCCGCCCGAAAGCGCATACAAAACCCCGTCCACGCTGGTAACAAAGGCGTTGCCCGTGGTCTGCAAAAGCCGCTCCAATTCCTTTTGCGGTATGCTTTCGGGCAAACCCTCATACTCAAACATACTTTGAGTTTTCGCCAACGTGTTCGCCATAAATTCAGTTACGGCGGTGTCTTTGTCCCTTACTTGTTGCTGGTACAACTTGTAAATGTTATCTTTCCTTTTCATTTGTCAAAACTTTAATAAGCGTTGTTAATTCGGCTAACACTTTCGTATTTTCCTCAATCGTGTCTTTTAGGTGTTCCGTTTCTTCTTGGTGCGCCTGCCTTTGTTTCACCATATACCAAAACAAAGCCCCACACATCACAATCGGAAAACCCAAACTTGAAATGATTTGAATAATAGTATTTGCGTCCATATCAATAAATTTTTAGTTCCTATTGCAAAGGTAGTTATTTATTTCGTAAAACGGTCGGTTCGGCACGAAATTTGCACCAAACCGCCGTTATTTTCATTTAAGCGAAACAATGTTTGTCTTTGCACTCGTAATTAAATAGTTTCTCACTATTTCGCCTATTTCGTTATCTTGGTAGAAAACTTTGTCTATTGCGAAAAACCGTGCGACTTGCTGTTCAACGTAACTTGCCGTACTCAACAACTTGCGTTTGTAGTTCGGTTTGCCGTTCATTTCAAGCGAATAAATCAAAGCGTTTTCCTCATCTTTTATCGGGGTTGTCTTTGCGTGTATGTACGTGAAACATTCGTTGCCTACTTGAATAATGTTACCTTGTAACACTACATCGTTAAACTTGATATAGTACACAAACAACACATCTTGCGGCTTGTACTTACACGGCAAATGCGGATATACTGCAAGTTCCCACTTACCGCCCGTAATCATCTGCAAATTTTGGTTATCAAAACAAAAATACTTGTTGCTGGCTTTGTGTTGTACTATCGTGCTGCAATACTCAACCGCCACTATTGCGCCGTGTTCGCCAAAGCGGTATATATCTATCGTTCCTTGCTCCATAAACGGCACTTGCTTCAATCCCATTTCGGTAAAGTACGGGCAAAACTTGTTTACGGTGTTGCCCAACATAAAAACCTTAACATCGTTCCGCTGGCGTATTATCGTGCTTAACAAGTTCATAAACAACATAAACTCATCGGGCAAATAATACCGCCGTGTTAGAAACTCGTCAAATACTATCGTTGTAACATTCGGGTAACTACTGCTTTTTTCGTGTTCCTGCTCTGAAAGGCAAAACCCGTAACAAAACGGGGTCGGGTCGGGTGTCCGCTTGTTTTTCTCTGCATCGTAGTAAGATAAAAACCACTTGTTAGACATATAGAACACTTCATTAAATTTGCCCTCTGTCAGTTCCTCAATAAGTCCGTTTGCCACGTGATTTGCAAACAGACTTTCGGCACGTTTGCCCCGTAAATCCTCACGCCAACGGCGTATATATGCCATTTGCTTGCCCGTCTTGATATAGTTTTCCAAACCATATTTTAAGGCGGCATAAGTCTTGCCGTTTGACCTTTCGCCAAATATCACGTTATAATCGGCGTTCTTGCTTAAAATCGCTTTCAAGTCGTAAAATTTCGGCTTGTCTGTATTTGTCTTTCTTGTAGTCATACTCTTATTATTTTAGTCCTTAAATTTAATACCTCGCAAATAATTTATATACATAACCGAAAGGGAAAGGCTGTACCCCGTTGGCTCTAAATGTACGCCCGTGCGTTCGTTGTAATGCGCCGTGCTGCCTTTGTAGTCGGTTATCTCGCCTTGTATCTCGTAGTCTATGTACGTATGTATGTTTTTGCCCGTTGCTTGCGGTGGAATATCCAAATAATTAGTGAAAGCGTCAAATATCCCGTTTTCTCCGTACTTTTCAATAAGATACGGTATCGCCGCCTTTTTGTTTACGCCCGAAACGGTTAAACTGAAATCGTATGCCCGTCCGCCTGCTTTTAGTGCGTTCGGTTCTTGCACCATATAGCGTTTTGCGCCCAAAGTCTTAAACCTTGTATATGTACCCTCGAAATCCCAAACGCCCAAAGTCTTTGTTATGCCTTTGATAGTTTGAGGTTCGCAAAGCGAAAACGGCAAACCGTGGTATTTGCAGGCGGCACGCAATTTCATTTGCACCTGCATATTATACGCCTTGAAATATGCTTCGTGCGCTTTGCCGTTCATTATCTTAATGCTGTCCGTGTCGCTGTATATGTAATCGTCTTTTGCTTCGTGTATGCCCGTGAAAAGGTTGCGCCGTGCGTATGCGGTTACGAAAATGCCCCACGGGTAAAACAAGAAACGGTTTTTGCTGGTGTTGTACTTGTATAAAAGTTCTTGTTTTTGTTCGGCTGTCATTGAGTTAATATCCCATTCTCCGTTATAGGTAAACTCATCACGCAAAGGGTTGGTAACACTCATACCGTAACAACTGTTTAACATTTCCTTGCTGTTAAGATATTCCACTTCTTTGCCCTCAACGCCTTTTAATTTCGTCTTACTTTCGTACAAATGCAGGATAGATTTTACAAACGGTGTCGGCAAATAGTCTTTCTTGTAACAATACATTTCACCAACACGCATACTTTCCCACGTATAAAAGTTTTTGAGTATATTAAAATCCACGTCCGTAATTGTCAGTGCTATTTTTGAAGCCGCCACAATGCGCCCGTTATTCTCGCACGGGTTTTCTTTTACGAAACATTTGCTTGCGCTTATCGGGTTGTCTTGCGTTTCGCTGGCAAATATGTTGGTAAACTCAATATCAAACACACAACAATACTTTGATATTAAAAACTCAAATTGCGCCATACTCTTAACCGTGATTGCAACGCCTTGCGACATCGGGTATTTTTCCGCTATCATTACATACGGGTAACTGCTTGTAAAGTCGTAACTATCCACGTCATACATTATTTCGTCTGTATATTCGGCGTTTGCGTGTGTAAAACCGCCTGCAAACGCACGTTGCAGCATATTAAATTCATTCATACCCGTAATTTGTAGTTCCTGCATCAGGTTTACATAGTCCCAATTTGGCACGGTCTTTCCTACATCGCTTTTTTCACGTAGGCAGTGCGCACGACAATACTTACGCACAAACCCCGTCTTTGTTATCGGTATGTGAGTTATACCCCTGCTTTCCTCGATACGTTCTTGTATGTAGCACATCACTACTTTAATATCGTTTATGCAGTAGTGTATTTCCGCATCAGTTAGCGGCGTTTCGCTGTGCCTTATTTGCTGGTAGTCCAAATCGCCCACGGCTTTTGCACACTTGTATTTCATAAGTTGTTCGCCCAACTTTGCAAGCGAATAACCCGAAAGCAAATAACTACATCTAAACTCAATGTTGCCCGTTGTTATCGCATAAATCGGCTTGCGTAAATCAATACTGAAAACCCGTTGCCACTCAAACCACTTGCGCAAAAACTGAAATTCGTATGAAAGGTTATGCACATACACAATAAGGCGTAATTTGTCATTCAGCCCTAAAACCTCGCTTACGGTCTGCATCATCGTAACAAATTCGCCCCACGTGCGCCCCATTATCGTATATCCGTTTATTCCAAACTGCCAAACGTACATTATTGCGGCTTTCTCTAATTTCGCCTTGCGCCCGTTCCCGTCCTGCATACGCTGCATTTGCTCGTATGTGTACGCCCGTCCGTCCGTATCACGGTAAAAACTTGTTGTTTCAATATCAAAGGCGCACGGGATATTGTAAAACCTTTCGCCCTTGCTGTTTCCTATAATGTTCTTTTCATTTACGGCGGCTTTCAGTATTTCGGTTATTTCGGTCGGGCTGTTTATTCTTTCTTGTAACTCAAAAGGTATTTTTTTCATAACCCAAACTTATTAAAGTTGCGCAAAATGCGCTCTATATCGTTTTGCATATCATCCATTGCGTCCGCAACTTCATTTGCCTGCCTTTCTATTTCCGCATCAATCGCCCTTGATATGCTTTGCGCTTCACTTTCGATTTGTGTGCTTATATCGCTTGCGCTTTGCTCCATTTCGCCCGTGAAATCCTTGTACCGCATCAAATACCGTTCCACGAAATCACTATCTGAAACGCTGTTTAACTTGCCCTGCAAGTTCCTTGCCATAAGGTTGTATTCATCGGGCGTTAAATCGTACATACGTTGCAGGTGTTGCCCGTACTGCCTTGCACCTTGCGCCGTACTGGTTGGCTGGCGTAAAAACGAAATCGCCTTGCCGTACTCAATTTTTAGGGTGTTCCAATCGCCTTTCATTGAAAACTTGGTAAACCCTTTTACATCGCCTTTGTTCAACGCTTGCACGGCTGGCGAAAGTTGTCCGCTTTTCTCTATATTCTGAATACGGCGGTTCACCATTTGAAAAACCCTTGCAATCTCTTTTCTATATTCGGGGCTGCTTTCCACGGCTTGCAAAATCTCTTTTTTGATTTTCGCCCGTTGGGTTGCTCCAAATACAGACTTTGTAAACTTAATCTTGAAACCTAACTTTGCCATACGCTGTTATATTAAATAGGGGTTACAAACATTGCAACCCCTACAAAGTTAAACATAACTTTCCAAACTCTTACAAGTCCACAAACGAAATAGAATAACACTTCTTGCCGTGGCTCTCGTACTCGTAAATCGTGTACCCTACTTTGCCGTCTTTGATAGTTTGTACCGCCTCATCATCGGCAAGAATTTCACGCACCGTTTCGGCGGTGTGGCTTGGTAGGTTCACCAACCGTTTGTTTTCCTCATCAATAATTACGGGGCTGTCGCCTAATTGTGATTTGTGGACATAAAGCCCATTGATTTTGTGCACCACATCTTTGCCGCCCTCATTTTCAGAGTTGAAAATATCGGCTAACTTGGTGTACTGAAAGTCGGTTGTGTCAATACCGAAAGTTGTCTTGTTAAATTTACTTGCAAAACTTTTCATTGTAGTAATCTTTTAATTGTTAATTATTCGGCTGTCTGTCCTTGCGGGTCACCGTCAAAAGGCAAGTTCGGTTCGGGGTTGGCTTGCGGCTTCAAGTCCATAAGCCACGCACGAAAGCGGTTTATTTTCATAACCGCACGTTGGTTGCGGCAAACTTCATTACACGCCATAAGACTACCCAAAGCCGACAAAGCGGCAAAACTAAACTCATCAAATGCGTTTCTTTTTTCTTCCATTGTAGTAAACTTTTAATTGTTAAACATAGACTTTTTGAATTTCAACGCCCCGTTGTGCTTCACTACCGTTGTATCGGTGGTTACTATCGTTGCCTTGCCCCGTATCGTTACACCCTTTGAAACGCTACACCCCTGCAAGATTGCAGATAGAAACAACATCGCACCACAAACGGCGAAAATCATAACACAAATTGCAACTTCTTTAATTGCTTCTTTCGGTTGCTCTTTGAAATGTTGTAGTAACTCTTTCATATTTTCAAATCGTTTAATTGAACACTGCAAAGATACAACTTTTTTCTAACATACAAGCATAAGCGCACAAATTATTTTCGTTTTAACTTTTCTTAACTCTTGGTGTTGTGTTCCACGTGAAACATTTTATTTTGTGCATCGGTGTGGCAGTGTTCCACGTGAAACAATTTCACGGGCGCACACGCATAACAAAAACCGTGCCAAAGTCGGGCGCAATGTGTTAAAAAACGGTAAGGGCGACCCATAGCAAAAAGCGTGCCACAAAGTGTTTAGCAATGTTAAATATGCGTTGGGAAACGTTAAATGTGGGTCAGTAGCGTACCTTT